ACCGCAGACCAAATGGCGAAATTGGATGCAAGCATCAAAGGTGGATACGATAAATTCCAAGCACAATTGAAGGCATTGGGAGTTCCCAAAGATGCCGTTGCTGATTTGGAAAACGCCATGAAGTCATTGAACGAAATTGATTTCTACCCATTGCAAAGGGATTTGACTTTCAACGCGGGTTATTTGGATAAATTCAAGTAATGAGAATTGTCGAACTCATATTGGATGAACAACAAATGGCAAGTGGCATTGATGCGATAAGCATTGTGGAAGCCCCCGCCATTGAATCCAATTTTGTGGCATTGAAATCCCATGAAGTAAAGTTCGCCAAGGTTGACACCGAAAAGCGAATTTTGATGGGGCCGATATTGATTCCAGATAAACCCATTTACCGCAAACAAATGGTGGATGGTGAAATGGATGAATTTTACATTTACTTTTCCAAACAAACAGTTGCCAAGGCATCACAAATGTTCTTGATGAAGGGCAACCAAAACAACGCGACCATTGAACACCAATTGGCAGTTAAGGGCGTTTGCATGGTTGAATCTTGGTTAAAAGAGGACATGGAAAAGGACAAATCCGCAATCTATGGAATGACCGATCCCATCGGAACTTGGATGGGTTGTTTGAAAGTTACCAACGATGAAGTGTGGAACGATGCCAAGGATGGCAAATTCAAAGGGTTCAGCATTGAAGGTTACTTTGCCGACAAAATGAAAATGAGCAAAACCCCAAGCGTATTGGAAGAAGTAAAGGAATTGCTCAATGAGTACAAAAAATCTAACACTAACAAATAATAAAGTTTTATGAGTATGAACGCAGAAACAATTTTGGATCGCATTATGGTAAAACTCGGCATGGCCGAAGAACCAAAGGCGGTTGAATTGGCACAAGTAAAAACCGAAGATGGCCAAGCCATTTTTGAAGCCGATACCTTCGCAGTTGGTGAAGCGGTTTTTATTGTAACCGAGGATGGAAAAATCGCCGCACCCGCAGGTGAATTCGCATTGGAAGATGGTAACATCATCGAAGTTGATGAAAACGGAACAATCGTTGAAATCAGCAAAAAAGAAGCCGAGGTAACCGAGGAAGAAATCACCGAAGAAGTGGTTGCCGAGGATATGCCAATGAAGGAAGAAATTAAAGAGGAAATGATGAAGCCAAAACGCACAGTAAAAAGCAAAACCGAAATGGAAGAATCTTATTTCAGTAAGCAAATTAGCGAATTGGAAGCCAAATTTGAAGCCCGTTTGAGTGCATTGGAAGCCGAAAAGGTTGCATTGTCAGCACAAAACGAGGAACTATTGGAAAAATTGGCCACCGAACCCGCCCCACACACACCATTCAATCCCGAAGCCAACACCAAAGAATCTAATTTGATTTTCAAATTGGGTGCAAAGCGTGAAGAAACTTTGAAGGATCGTGTATTTAATCAACTATTCAACTAACCACAAAAAATGAAAAATAATCTTATCAAAACCCATTTGAGTGGCCCAACAGTATCGCCAAACACCTACGCGGGTTTATTTGGTAACAAATACATTGCGGCTGCTCTGTTGTCAGGCGAAACCTTGGCAAAAGAACTTATCACATTGCACCCCAATGTGGCTTTCAAAGAAGTTATCCGTAACTACCAAGATTCAATCAGCATTGCCGATGCAACTTGTGATTTCACCGATTCAAGTTCAGTAACATTGGGCGAATATGTGTTGACCACCATCGAAAAGCAAGTGAACTTGCAGTTGTGCAAAAACCAATTGCGTACCACATGGGAATCAGCACAAGCGGGTTTCAGCGCATTTGAGAAACTTCCCGCAACTTTTGAAGAATTCATGTTGGCACAAACCGCTGCCGAAGTAGCACAAGCAAACGAATTGGGTATCTGGAAATCAAACTTGTGGTATGATTCCGCATTGGTTCCTGGTCAAGATGGTATGGTTGGTTATTTGATTGACAATTCTGCAATCGTTCGTCCTTTCAGTGGTGCAACAAGTGGATCGAATGTTGTTGCTCGTTTGCAAGAAGCATTGGATTACTCACCCGCTGCATTGTATGGCAAAGAAGGTTACCAATACTATGTTGGCCCCGCCACAATGAAAGCATACCAAGCCGCGTTGTCTGCTGGTAACTACAACTTCCAATTCTATGTTGGTGAAAAGCCAATGAACTTCCAAGGTATCCCCGTTACAATGTGTCCTGGTCTTAACGACTACGATTGTGTATTGGGTATGAAGAGCGATTTGCACTTTGGAACTGGTTTGTTGAGCGACTACAACGAAGTGAAGGTTATCGACATGAGCGATATCGATGGTTCACAGAATGTTCGTGTAATCATGCGTTTCACAGGTGGTATCATTGCTACCAACCCAACTCAACAAGTTGTAATTAATGTAACCTAATTTGAGGTAAAACATAAAATAACGGGGTGGGCCTAACACCCACCCCTTTTTTTTGAACAATATAAAATAGAAAAATATGCCAACTTGTGGAACATTAGCCAACAGATACGAACCATGTAAGCAGTTTGTCGGTGGTATTAAAGGTGCGTTTTTCGTGCCATTTGAATTTACCAACACCATTTCAACCGATGGTTCTGGATTAGTTACCCAACTAAACAATAATGGTGCAACCACCACCCCAATTTCAGCCCCATTTTGGGAATTGAAGGGTTTGTCAACTTTGGAAACCGCCGTGATTGCTTCGCGTGATAACGGAACATCAGCATACGAAACCACCTTTACTTTGTCATTCAAACCAAGCGGTAAAACACCCGTAACGGGCGATGCCGACATGGATACTTTGAAGGTATTGACACAAGGTAGATGGCAAATCATCGTGTGGGATAGAAACGACCAATTTTGGTTGATTGGTGCAACTTTGGGTTGTGATGCCAATGGTGGAAATTCATCATGGGGCGTACAAATGGGTGATGCCCGTTTGAACACTTTGACTTTCATGTCAAGCGAACCAAACCCCCCGATGGCGGTTGATGCCGATAACTATACAGAAATGGGTAGTGTTATTACCATTGCTGCTTAATTTAGATTCAGTTTTAATAGTTATGGAAGCCCTCACCAATGGTGGGGGTTTTTCATTTGTAACAAAAACGATTAATGGCGTTTTGTAGGTATGCACATCAACGGAACATCCACCAACATCACATTCACACCATTTGTGGATTTTGAGGGTGTAGCGACTGCAAAAATTGAGGTGTGGCACAAACCCACCAAAACAATGGTACAAGTGACCACGGCGTGTGTAAAGTCCTATTCATTCATCACCATGGCGTTGCCTACATTGACATCAATCAATGCGGTGGCAAAGAATACCGATGAATTGTTGTTTCGGGTTTACAATGGCAATGTATTGATGTGGGAGGTATTGGGATATTGGATTACGGGAACAACAAACATTTACAACACTTGGAAGCAATTTACAACAACGGCCCCAGGTACACCTAATTGGAAAACATTATGAGTTTAGAATTTATACAACTTCAATCATACACCGCACCATCCATCATTGAGCAAAAGAACAAAGATTGGGTGCAATACGGCGATGATAACAACTATTATCAGTATTTGATTGATTTGTACCATTCATCACCAACCAACAATGCGTGTATCAAAGGCACAGTTGACCAAATTTTCGGCAAGGGGTTGGAAGTAACAAAGGCATCACGGGATTTGGCGGGATACATTGAATTCAAAAAGATGTTTTCCAACGATTGTATCCGTGCCATTGCCATGGATTTGAAAATGTTGGGCCAAGCATCGTTCCAATTGGTGAAGTCAAAGGATCGCAAAAAGTATGTACAAGCCAAACACTTCCCACAACAAACCCTTCGCCCCGCAAAATGCAACGAAAAGGGTGAAATTGAAAAGTATTATTATTGCCCAGATTGGGCGAATTTGAAGCGTGGCCATACGCCAATAGAATTTAGGGCATTTGGTTACGACCAAAACGCAAACGAATGTATCCTTACAATCAAACCATATTCAACGGGTTCGTTTTACTTCGCACCCGTGGATTACCAAGGAGGTACGCAATATGCCAACTTGGAAGCGGAGATTTCCAATTTCCACATCAACAACATCATGAATGGTTTGGCACCATCAATGTTGATTAACTTCAATAACGGGCAACCACCCGCCGAAGTGAAAGATACTGTGGAAGCCCAAATCAAACAAAAGTTTGGTGGTTCATCCAATGCGGGAAGATTTATTATTTCATGGAACGATGGGGCGGATTCCAAAGCGGATATTACCCCCGTGCAATTGAGTGATGCCCACAACCAATATCAATTTTTGAGTGGTGAGGCGATGCAAAAAATCATGGTATCGCACCGCGTTGTTTCACCAATGTTGTTGGGTATTAAGGATAACACGGGATTCGGTAACAATGCCGATGAAATGAAAACCGCATCTATCCTTTTTGATAATGTGGTAGTACGACCATTCCAAAGATTGATTATTGATGCCGTTACCCAGGTATTGAACTTCAATGGGTACAATTTGAATCTTTATTTCAAGACCTTGCAACCCCTTGAATTCACCGATTTGAGTGGCAACATTATTGATGATGAAACCCGTGAAGAAGAAACGGGCGTATCATTGTCAGCCGAAAAAAAAAAGAGTGAATTGAATGATATGACCATCGAGGATGAAAATTCTTGGTTGGAACATTTGAAAGGCAAGGGCGAAACAATTAACACGGATGAGTGGGAACTTATTGATGTTACGGAAGTTACCGATGCCGATGAAGAATTAAAATTTAACTTGGCGTATGAAAACCCCAATAAAAAAAGTGATGACGATAAGGGGGTGTACAAAATCCGTTATCGGTACGGCCCTAATTTCGTATCCAACAATTCACGGCAGTTTTGTACTGCAATGGTTCAAGAATCCAAAGGGGGAGTGATTTATCGCCGTGAAGATATTATCGCCATGGGTGATGCGGGTGTGAACGGACAATTCGCACCACAAGGTGAATCGACCTATTCAATTTGGAAATACAAAGGCGGGGTTAATTGCCATCACAGATGGGAACGATTGACATTCCGAAGAAAGCAAGTCAAAGGTAAATTCTTACCAAAACAACCTGGTGAAACGGGTGATAACAGAAACTTGGAAAACTACAACGAAGTTTCAAACAAGTCAGCGGATAAGGCGGGTGTACCATTTTCACCAAGCGGGTGGGATACTGCCAAAACAAGGCCGATTGATATGCCAAACAAAGGATCATTAAAGAACAAATAAGATGTACGCAAACGATGATATTCTATTAATCGACAAAGAGTTGATTTTTAAGTATACCCAATTGGGTGGTAATGTGGATGTAGATAAAATATATCCATTCGTGAAAATCGCCCAAGATATTCAAGTTCAAGAATTGTTGGGAACAAAATTGTATCGGTACATTTTAACCCAGGTTGAAGCGGGTACATTGACGGGCAATTACCAAACTTTGGTTTCACACTATGTACAACCGATGTTGATTCATTATGCCATGGCCGATTTGTTGTTGTTTCATGGTTATGAGGTAACCAATGCGGGTATATTGCGTAACTCACCCGAAAACACCACCTTACCAGATAAAAGCGAATTGGATTCATTGGTTCAACGCCAAAGAAACATCGCGGAAACTTATCGCCGTAGGGTTGTGGATTATTTGAGTTACTACCCACAATTGTTTTCACAGTATACCGAAAACCAAGAAGCGGGGGAATACCCAAACACCAACCCATCAAACTATGTTTCATGGAATTTGTAAAAAAGACATACAAGCCAAAGGATGAAAAGGTCAAGAAATTGACCAAATACTTCACGGAATTGAAAATCGTGAAACCCGCCAATTGTGATTTGTTCACAAAGGCAACTATTCTTTTGGTGATGTTGACGGGGTGTTCAGCGCAGTATCATTTGAAACAAGCCATCAAGAAATGCCCAGAGATGGCACAAATAAGTGTGTATGGCATTGATACCATCTTTGTACGCGATTCCGTGACCATTACGGACACTTTCAACACAAAAACGATTGATACCCTTACAATTGAAAAAGATGGCGTTAAAACGATTGTATACCGCAATCACGATGTGATAAGAGTTAAGACAATTGTAAAGGCCGACACCATCCGATTCACCAAGACAATCACATTACCACCACAAATCCAATACAAAGAAAGAATCAGTGTACCCCAATTGGTGGGAACGGCAATTGGATTGGTATTGGCATTGTTATTTTTAATCCTTTTAATTTTCAAAAAATGAGCAATTGGAACAACCCAAACAACCCGAACAACACCCAGAACGGGTGGAAAACACCATCACGGAGTTCACCACAAGGCGGTGGAACAAGGGCGTGTTTATGCAAAGACAAAAACACATATTCAAAAAAGTGTTGTGATGGCACATTGTGGGCGCAAGGCGTGGGCAATGTATCGCGTAACCCCTAACAATTAACCTTAAAATCGTTTTATCAATATGAGCATTTCAGGATCAGCATTCACCGCGGGTTACACGGGTTCAAAAGCCGTTGCCAATACATCAGCCAACACGGGAAGATTCCGTGGATTCTTTGTCAATTCAAATGCCGTTGTATCGGCTTGTTTGGATAAGGATGGCAATTCATTGATGACCATTATGGGATTGACGGGTGTAACATTATTGCCAGGCCCATTCCATTGTGTGGCCGATGGTAATTACATTTCATCAATCACCTTGACATCGGGTTCAATCGTTCTTTACAACGAATAAATGTTTGTTGGATTAGCGATTGGGGTAACACCATTCACCCAAGCGGGTGGGGCGGTATTGGCGTTGGAATACACCAACCGAGTAACTGCGGATGGTGGTTACTATGAAGGCGTTGATTGTATGATTTACAAATTGGATGATTTAGATTCACAACAATGAGCACATTATTAGAACAAGCAAGTTTGGTAATGATACCAAGCGGATACAAAGAGGATGTTGTATATTCTCAAATTCCCACCGATGGGTCGGGCGACCTATCCTT